TGTTGGATTGTAAATAAACTGTTAACAAGATTACCATTAATTCATCAATCTGTTGTTGATAAAAAAATTAGAATAAAAGAAGCTGAATTTATTTCTGGGATAAGGTCAATTTCATCAATTGGTGGTGATGTTAGAATACCAGCATTATGGGGTAATTATCAACTATTAGATCCTCATGAAATAATGGATGAAGCTTTTATTTATGTTCATACGATAAAAGAACCATCAAATATTTTTCATGAAAATGTTAAAGCAATAAAAACAATTATTGATTTTCAGACACAATATGATAATTTACCTAATAAAATAAAAAATGGTATGATTTTAGATAAAGATGATATTATTAATTATTTATTATATGATACAAAAATAGGGTTCTCTGGTCCAGTCATTACAGCATCAACAAAACATACTTTATCAATGGAGAAACCAAATATAAAAAAATATGTACATGAAATTAATGATGAGTCTATTTCAGAAATTATTAGTACAAAAGCTGTTATTGCTGATTTAGATCGTAAAATTTTAAAAGAGGAAAAAATGGAATCAAAGAGACAAATAGATCGTTATGCTGATAAATATTTAAAGTATAAAAATAAGTCAGAAAAAACTTTATCAGATGATGAAAAGAAAGAATTAGGTTCCTTAAAAAAATATTATTTAGAAACAAGTTCAAATTATTATAATAAACACAAGACAAGACAGAAAGTTTTTGAGACAACATTAGATTTTATTGAGAATAATCCTAATTTAACAAGAACAATAGAAATTGCTAATAACTTTATTCAGGAAGAAAAAGGTAAAGTTATTGCTGATATTTGTATAAAAGCACAATATGGTTCTAAAAGAGAATTTTACGTAATAAATTTTGGTGCAAAAGCATTAGCAAGGTGTACAGAAAATTTTTTTAAAAAAATATCAACAAATTCACCAAATGAAGCTATATCAATACCTGGAGATGAAAAAACATTAGAAATGCAAAAAATGTTAAATAGAATTTATAATAATATTCCCGGTGACGATAAATATAATCTTATGTATGTAAATGGTGATTGTACAAAATGGTCTGCTGCAGAGACTCTTGGTTCATTCATTGCAATGACTTATGGTTTTAAAGATTTGTTACCAAATAATATGTACCAAATTTTATTAGCTACATTTAATTCATGGAGTGATAAAGAAATTCAAATACCAATGGATGTTTATAACAAAGTTATTGTACCAGATAAAGAATATGACACACATGTTGATAATACAATTTTTTATTTAAATAAAGAGGATGTCAGAAAAAAAGGAACAATACATAGTACACAAAATTTTCTTCAAGGAATGTTTAATTATGCATCATCATATAAAGCAGTTTGTTGCACAAACTATACTTATCATATCTGGAGAAGATTATACCCAACAAGCAAATTATTAGTTGAACATATGGAACATTCAGATGATTATGTGTTAATTT